GCGATGAGACGGAGAAGGGCCGCCGTTGGTATTTTTGGGCTATTACCTGAAGGCTTAGGAGTTTTCTTTAATTTCTTCTTAGCGTTCTGGAGTTGTTTAGTAGTTGGCATTATACTATACATTGGTAAAATTTTTCCTCACCTATAAGTATATGAAGAATAGACAAAAGATTCAATTAATGACTCTGACTCTTGTTATACTTGTGGGAATATTAGGCTACATGTTCTACAACCCCAAAGTTGTTGAGATTCCAGTGGAAGTGGCTGTTCCCGTCCAGGCACGTCCGGTTCAGACACGTCGTCCACCGGTCAGGGAACCTGAATTTAGGGGTCCACCTATTAAACAATACAAGCCTGGTCACATGCAACAGATGGGTATCCTAATGGGACCCGATGGAGAGACTCTCCCTCTCTATGGTAAGGAGGTACGCGGACGCCGTGATAGGTATCATTATTATACTACGACTGGTGGTGACAATCTCTATCCTGTTTCAGTGTCACATAACGCGAGAGATTGTATGGAAGACATTGGATGCCAAGAGCTATACGGAAATGAAACAGTCACCGTATTGGGTAAGACTGGTTCATTTGAGGTTAATATGTATCGCACTGATGATTTCTTTTAAGCTGCGGGTTCCTCAACGGGTTCCTCAGCGGGTGTGGCCTGCTTAACACGTTTCTGTACGTCATTTATAAGTGAACTCGTTTGACTAGAAGAACAGCATGCCGAAAGAGCACAAGCTGCTAATATAGGGGGTGATTTTACGGGTATCTTCATCATACCCATAAGGCCCATCACTGAACAAATTAAACATGCGATTGTGAAACCGAGTTGAGTATTACCCATTGGTTCACCTGACGTCTTAAACAGATTTCCAAGCATCTTTATTATACATCAACAAAAATTATTTTGTAGACTATCATATTCTCTAGTTAGAAAACCAGTATTCCCAGATATTCTCGCCTTCACCCTTAAAAGTTCAATCACCGTGTCATCATCGAGATGTTTAAGAAAATCCACCTTCGCCTCGATGTCGTCAAGTTGATGAGACTCCTTTTTACTCTGTACGTACGGCCACGTATGTTTTCGTAATGACGCGAGTTCTTCCTCGAGTTTACGAATTCTCGGAAGAAGAATCTTATGAATTAACACCTTAAGCTGGTGTGCTTCACTCATAATACCGTAAGTGCGTTTTTTATCTTTATACACAATAAGATGTCACTCCCACAAGGTAAGCGTGAATTTATAAGAAAGTTAGTAGCGGGTTTAGATAATCTAATGGAAATTACACAAATTGCAAATCAAATTGGGATTAGCCCAAGAAACGAAATAGAAGAATTTATAAAAAAACATTTTCTTTTTCAAACTGATACGGGTGAATATAGTGTAAACAAAGTTGCATTCCGTATGGGTGTCCAATCCCTAGATTTTGATATATTATCCAAAGTATTGATGCATCTAGATAAAGTAAAAATTAAACTTAAAAATGTATTTGATAGGGCGAATGTAAATCCACTTTATTTTGATCAGGAAGGTATGTTATACGCCAGACTTATTGAAACGGGTGATTTGAAAACTTTTCTTGATCTAATTTTATATTGATTTAATAATCTCAACCAAGAGTAGATGCAGTATCTTGAATTAAAAAACAAAGCCAAGAAGCAAGGTCTTCGGGTGACCAAAACTGTCAAGGGTAAACGTGTAAAGCTCTCAGCTAAGGAACTTCGTACCAAAATTAGGATGAACTTTGATAACAGTGTGAAAAATGCACAGAAAGTTATCAGAGTGTGTCAAACTATAGTTGCTCCAACCGTGGTTCGTGCGGGTATTCCTCCCCCACCACCACCTCCTCCTCCACCACCCCAACGACGACCGGTCGTGAACGCTCGACGCGCGAAACTCATGGCCGAACTGAAAAATGTCCTTAAGAAGAAGGGAATGGCGGCCTAAAAGATATCAACTTCACAACCACCTGGGCGACTTGGATCGCAATCTCCGGTGTCAATTGTAATCTCATTTCCAGTTTCCTTCGTAACTTCAAACGAGTGGACGCTTGTACACTTTTGGTCGGATGGACCTCCGAGTGTTAGTTTGACACCACCCTTATCCACCTTTGAATACGTGATGACTTTAAAACCTTTTGGTACGATGATAGATTTAAAAGGAGTTTTAACGGAGGATTCGACATTTTCTTTGAACTCGAAGGATTTACCTTTATAGTCGCATTCCAAGTACATGGTAACGTAGGGTGATGCTTGATTTTCGGCGATGATTTCCTCTTTCCTATTATTTTCCTTTTCCTGTAAGAAGAAATAGATTCCGCCTCCCACTGAACTCATGAGAGATGAGAAGGCACAGGCCATAAGAACTAAATCACCCATATTATAATCTGCATATATTATAATATGGCCGCCATTGCTGTCGGTCTCCTCGCTCTTTGCTGCTGCTCCTCTTCAGCTGGGGCTGGTGGATTCTTTGGTGGTTTCATCCCAGGAACGGAACCCCATTTCAAAAAGGAAATGAACACTACAGAATGGAAGAAGATTATCGATGAGATGAAGGTCATGATCAAAAAGAGAAATGAAGATGTGGGGGATCTGGCCGAAAAAGCCGGGCCGGACCTGTCTGGTTTATCTGACGAGGAACGTACGGAATACATCGATAAGTCTAAAAAATATATACAGGAACTTCGCGATTCTGAAACGTGTAAGAAGGTAAATGAATTACTCGACGGTACTCGCGAAAGTAATAAGTTCAAGGATACTCTATCTGCTTACCCAGATGACATCTTTACGCTTAGTGGTTCAAAACGTAAACATGAGGTATGGGAAAATGCGATTGGACTAGACGACGACTTTCCAAAGCGGGAGTTAGACGGTACATTGGAAATGTGTATGGCGACTGATGAAGAATTTCAGAAGTTTATAAAAAGGTAATACCAAAACGTTTCTTCATGAACTTCTCAACACCTTGAAACGTAGGAAAACTCCAGAGGTACCAACGGGACCAAAAACCAGCCCCGTCGATACCACTCATCTTCCAATTCTCTTTGTCGCTCCGATCGACATTTAACATTTTTGTTTGGATCTTCTTGGGATCTCGTTCTTCTATGGTTTGTCTGGGTACATGACCCCCATGGCGTAACACATAGGAACGCATACGTGAAGGATTCTTGTGTTTGGTGTAGTCGGAATATCCACTGGCACCAAAGTCAACAGTCCTGCCGTCTTCTAAGACAGCCCTGAACTTCTTTTTAGGGTTAGGGCTACGAGTTATCTTGACGCGCATACTTATATTTACTAAGATTTTTACTTGCCGCAGCAGCTGTACCCCTCCTTCTTAGCTTGGGGAAGGAAGAAGAGCTTTTCGGGGCCACGCTTGATACGGTAGAGGTGGTCGTACATGTGGAGGAGACCAACGGTCAGCGCAAGGCTGGCAACGACGACACCGTTCATCTTACGCGAAGTGAAGGCATAGCCCGCGATGAGCGCGACGAGAACCATCTGGATGATGGTAAGCTGGGGGAGAGCAGGCATAGAGAAGCGAGACTTGGTAGTCGCGACCTCCTCTGTGGGCTTGGGCTCGGCATACATGGACTTGGGGTATCCGGGCATTTTTATTATCTACTGAGAAAATAATGTGGCGGTTTATGTTTGTACCCATGATGATGGTCCTGTATGATTATGTAAAACCGCCCGTCGACCACCTTTATTTTTCAAATATGTGGCGACCACTCCTTGGTATACAAAATACATTCCGAGAAATGGTTAAGTGTCTATCGGAGTATGATGTAAAGAATTACCCAGGTCTTCTTCTACTGAAACTTCATTACTCCAAGTTACGTGAAGAGTTTGAAAAAGTTTCACCAACTTTAGAAAAGACTTGGTACCATGATATGAATCCATGGTTTGAAAAGAATGATGGATACTATTTTTATAAGGCTGAACAATTTCCACTCTTAAATAGTCTCATTCGTCAAATACCATGTATAAGTAGAGAAGGTGCTTCATTTGCGGTCATAGAGGGTCCCATGGTCTTACATCCACATCGCGCTGAATCAAATGAACTCTTAAGATATCAACTCACAATACACGGCGATGGGGATTGTAGCCTGTACACTGAGAATGGTAGGCACGTACACAAAGAGGGTGAAGATATCCTCTTTGACCACGCGAGATATCATGAACTGATGAAAACCAGTGACGGTCGAAGGGTTGTACTCATCTTGGATATTCACAGGTGATTGTGACACACTGCTTCATACATATCACTCCCACCGATAAGTTCTAGGGTTTTGTC